AATGTATTCTTCGATGGTGTTGCCAAGGCTGTATTAACTAACAGCTCTGATGTTCAAATAGCTGTGCGTGACCCCGTTGGGCAGACCGAATCAGCCTTTGGTGATCAGTGGGTAGCTACCAAGATATATAACGCCACAGACGTTGTGCTTGGCTCTAATGGCGTATTCTATCGATCCTTGACCAATGGCAATCAGAATAACAACCCTATTAACACTTCTGGCTTTTGGACTCTGCTGTATTCAGTCGAGTGGAATGCTGGAATCTCTTACAGCACTGGCGATATTGTGCTTTATGGCACGACTCAGTACCAGTCTTTGCAGGACTCAAATCTTAATCAGAATCCTGCAACCCAGTCAGCTTATTGGACATCCATAGCATTTGCTTGGTTAGCTACTAACACCTACGCAATCAACGAGAACGCTGTAGGCACAGACGGCATACTGTACACCTCTCTACAGAACTCAAACTTAAACCATGTCCCTGCAAGCTCTGCGGCTTGGTGGGTAGGCACAAGTGCTGCTGCGGCTGCTAGTGCTACTGCTGCGGCTGGTTCTGCTACTGCTGCGGCTGGAAGTGCCACAGCGGCGGCTACCTCTGAGACTAATGCAGCAACTTCGGCTACTAACGCAGCAACAAGTGCTACAGCAAGTGCATCATCTGCTACAGATAGCGCAACCAGCGCTACAGCATCTGCTGGATCAGCAACGGCTGCGGCATCAAGTGCAAGTGCGGCAGCTACTAGCGAAACAAATGCAGCAACAAGCGCAACAGCGGCGGCAGGCTCTGCAACAGCGGCAGCTACCAGCGAGACTAATGCGGCTAACTCAGCCACAGCAGCGGCCTCTAGTGCCTCTGGTTCTAGCGGTAGTGCTAGTGCGGCGGCAGCGTCTGCAACAGCAGCGGCGGCTAGTGAGACAGCGGCAGAAACTGCTAAAACAGCAGCAGAGACTGCGGAAACAAATGCCGAAACAGCAGAGACTAATGCGGCTACTAGCGCGACAGCAGCGGCAGGTTCTGCAACTTCAGCAGCTACTAACGCAACGGCAGCAGCAGGATCAGCTACGGCGGCAGCAGGAAGCGCAACGGCAGCGGCGGGATCAGCTACAACAGCGGCTGCTACTCTAGTCGATTTTGAAGAATTGTATCTAGGAGCTAAGTCAACAGCTCCCACAGTGGACAACCAAGGTAATGCTCTGGTCGTGGGTGCTTTGTATTTCAACACTGTCTCTAACACAATGTTCGTCTACTCAGGATCATCTTGGGCAGCAGCAGGTAGTGCAGTTAATGGCACAGCAGAGCGTCAGGAGTACACAGCTACTTCAGGCCAGACTACTTTCGCGGCAACCTATGACGTAGGTTTTGTTGATGTCTATCTCAACGGCTCAAGGCTTGTTCCTACTACCGACTTCACTGCCAGTAACGGAGCGCAGGTAGTTTTAACTACAGGTGCTACCACTGGCGATAATGTCGGAATCATCGCCTACGGTGCGTTCAATGTCGCTGATGTATATACTCAGGCACAGTCTAACGCTCGATTCTTGCAGATAGCTAACAACCTGTCTGATCTAGCTTCAGCGCCTACTGCTTTGACTAACCTTGGCCTAACGGCTACAGCTACTGAGCTAAACGTATTAGACGGCATTCCTGCTACTTTAACAGCGACAGAGTTGGGATACGTGGACGGTGTTACTTCTTCCATCCAGACTCAGCTAGATAACCTTGATTCACTACCAAGTCAGACAGGTAATTCTGGAAAATTCCTTACGACTAACGGCACAGCAGCCGCTTGGGATGCTGTAGATGTTTCAAGCGAGATTACAGGAACACTGCCTGTCGCTAATGGCGGTACAGGAGGCACTACTTCTACAGGTACAGGTGCAGTAGTCCTTGCTACAAGCCCTGCGCTGGTTACACCTGCACTTGGCACACCTGCTTCGGGTGTACTGACCAATACAACAGGACTTCCGTTGACTACGGGCGTTACTGGAACACTGCCTGCCGCGAATGGTGGTACAGGAATTACAGCAGCAGGAACTAGCGGTAATGTATTAACGTCTACTGGTTCGGGCTGGGCATCTACTGCTCCTGCGGCTGGTGGTGCTTGGGAGTTACTCTCAACTACAAATTTAGCAGGCACTAGCACTGTAACTCTTACATCGGGAATTGCGGCAGATACTTATTCTCAATATAAACTAGTGTTTAGTCAGGCTGTTGAAGTCTGGACTTTTACTCCTATTATACGGCTTCAAAGAGGTGGGACTGAAATGTCTTCTCGCTACAATAATTTTTATCTTAATTCTAGCTCCGCTTGGAGTAGTAGCCTGAACTACTCTGGCTCTGGTATGTCATGGGGCTATCCTACAACGAGCCAAAACCCTAATATAAATTTTGAGATTAATGTTTATGCAGAAACAAAAAACACAACTGCAAATTCTTTGTCGAATATTCATTATACAATTAGTGGAGGTCGTCAAATAAACAGCGGATGGCATAATGATAATACTCAATACACAAGAGCATTAACGGGTTTTATAATTAACAAGCCTTGGACTTCTGGCTATCTTTATCTTTACGGACTTAAAAATTCTTAGGAGTAATATATGAATCGTTTTCATTCAATAGATGGAACAAAAGTCCCGTTTACTCCTGAAGAAGAAGCTGAATGGGACGCAACGGAAGCAGAGTGGGCAGCAGGTGCAGACGATAGAGCTGCTGCTGAAGTACGCGCAGAGCGTGACGCAAAACTATCTGCTACAGATTGGACTGCATCCACTGACGTTACCATGACTGCCGAGATGACAACCTATAGACAAGCCTTACGAGATGTGCCTGCTCAAGAAGGATTTCCTACAACAATCACTTGGCCGGAGGCTCCTTAATGAGCAATTCAAGAGACATAGCCGATAGCGCGGCAACGATTAACTTCATTGATACTGTCACCTCTAATGTGCAGGATCAGATAGACAATGTTGATTCTTTGCCAACACAGTCAGGTCAGACAGGCAAGTTCCTAACTACCAATGGCTCGGCTGCTTCATGGGCAACTCTGGTAACTGACCCAACTTTGGGAACACTAACCCAGACATTTGCAAGCGGGCAGACATCTACAATTAGTCTTACCTCTAGTGTCCTTGCGCCTGTTGTCACTGTGACCAAAGAAGTCTCACAAGCAGGCTCTACGAATAACACATGGGACGTGAATTCAACTTCTCAGAATTACACAAGGCTGGATTCTGCTCCTGCGACTACTTTGGATTGGACAACTGATTTGGCTAATGCTTCTTTTGTTGACAGTTTTTCAATTTCACCTCAAGACACCTCCCCAAAAGGATTAACTTTTAATTCTGACGGAACCAAAATGTTTGTTATAGGAGGACAAGGAAAAGAAGTAAATCAATACGCTTTAACTACTGGGTTTGATGTTAGTACCGCAAGCTATGTCAGAGTACTTTCAATATCTGCACAATTTGTTTTTCCTGTTGCGATAACATTTAATAGCAGTGGTACTAAAATGATTATTAGCGGTCTTGATACTGGTTATGTTCCGACAGTAGGCGAATACACGCTATCAACAGGATTTGATATATCAACCGCTACACTTACTGACACGCTTTCTGTAGCAACTAATTCTGCTGGAGCAAGAGGTTCAGCTTTTAATAGTGATGGAACTAAAATGTTTATTGTTGGGCAGACAGCTCAAAACATAAATGAGTATTCTTTATCAACAGGATTTGATATATCAACCGCGTCATTTGTTGATGGTTTTAATATTACATCTCAAACCGTAGAACCAGATGGCATAGCTTTTAACGCCGCTGGAACTATACTTTTTGTGGTGGGAGCTAACAACGATACAATATTCAAATATACATTATCAACAGCTTTCGACATATCAACAGCTTCTTATTCTTCTATAAGTTTTAGTGTTGCTTCTCAAGAAGCAACTCCAACAGGAATAAGTTTTAATCCTACTACGTCAAAGATGTTTGTTACTGGAACTACTGGGCGTGATGTAAACGAATACAATCTGACAGAAACCTTAGCACTCGGCACAGGCTCATTCGCCGCAGGTGATGTAGGCAAGACCATCGAAGCCAACTCAGGCGTGTTTGTCTTAACAGCCACAACGGGAACCTATGTACAAACCACAGCTCCTACCTCATTTAATCAAGTAGCTTCAGGCTCTTGGGAAATGTACGG